ATTCTGTTGTTCCTAAATTATTCTTTTTATTCTTTTCTCTTATAACTAAAGATTTTAATTCTGTCTCTGAAGTATAATTATGAGAAATTCTTTTAGGAGCATTATCACTTATTTTTGACATTTGATTCCTTTTATGTATATTTTGTATATTATAGAGAGAAATACTTAAAGTTAAAGAGATAAATAAGTAAAAAAGAAAGATAAATGAGTGATATAGTTCAAAATACATTATTTCATAGTTTAGGTGATGGTGCAAGACCTACCAAATTCAGGGTTCAAATTATGCCTCCTCAAAGTTTATTGAATAAGTATAATTTGAAAATTGAAGATTTGGATATCCAGTGCACTAGCACAAAATTACCATCTGTTAGTTCACAAGTAATTGATTATAAATTCAAAGGACGAAATATACCTTTACCCGGATTTCAAGAATACGATCAAACTTGGACTTGCACTTTTTACAATATGGAGAATAATGCAATAAGAAGATTATTGATAGATTGGCTATTATCTAATAAAAATCATCAGTATTTCAATACTGCAACTTCAATGAATAAAATGGATTGGGATTATACTATGATTCATATCTATCAATTAGATTACGAATACTCTAAAACTACTCAGATAGTTTCTTGTGTTAATGCATTTCCAACTTCTGTTGGAGAAATAGAATTAAATGCTGAGTCTTTAAATCAAATTCAAACATTTAATGTTGAATTTAGATTTTCACATTTTGAGATTAACACAATTTCAATAAATGGTAAAACTGCAAATGATATAGCTCAAGAAATTCAAAGCGCAGTTCAAAAAATAGCAAATAATATAGTTAAAAGTATTTCAAACACTCTCAAAAATAAAGTTATAAATCCATTATTTGAAGCAATAGGAAACTCAAAAGTAGGTAAATTTTTTGGATCTTCTTTTGAAAGTTTAAATGATTTTCTGGATAATTAAAGGTGAAAAATGTTAGGTGATATTCTTACATTAGATGAAATAAATTATTTCAAAGAACACAAAGATCAAATAACCCCAGAACTTTTAGATATTCTTAGATCTAAAGGAAACTTAGGAAAAAAGATAGCATTAAGTATTTTAGATACACCTTCAGATGAACTTGGATTCTACTTAGATGCATTTGGCCAAAGAATATTTTTTGATGCTGATAAGGCTCTTAAACCACGTGAAACTAAGATGAATTTAAGTGAAATTCATATAAGAGAAATGGAAAAATGTAGAGATGATATCTTCTATTTTATGGATAACTATATCCAAATTTTAACAAAAAGTGGAATTAGTTTTCCAGATTTAAGAGATTATCAAAGAGAAATCTTAGATCTTCTTAAAGAAGATCACAATGAAAAAGTTATAATTAAATTAGGACGTCAAGGCGGTAAATCAATTACTACTGGTATTTTTCTTTTACACGTTTTTATGTTTAACAAAGATTTAACAATAGGTATCTTAGCGAATAAAGGTGCTATGAGTATAGAATATCTGGATAAAGTTAAAAAAATGTTCGTTTTATTACCTATGTGGATGAAATGTTCATTAGAAACTTGGAATAAGAAAAGCATAGCCAATGATTGTAATGTTAGAATTATAACAGACGTTCCGTCTGATGGCGCATTTCGTGGTTTTACTTGTAACTATATAATATTTGATGAAGCTGCGTGGACCACACCAAATAAATTCAATGATGCAATAGATGCGTTATTACCTTCTATGAGTTCATTATCTAAGAAAAAATTAATTCTTGTTTCAACACCTAATGGTATGAACCACTTTTTTGAAATATGGAGAGAATCCGGAGAAGACAGAGAATCTTCAAATAATGGTTACATTAGATTCGAAACAGATTGGAGAAATATACCAAGATATAAACCTAATGGTGAATTATATGATCCAGAAGATTTTAAAAGATCTATTATTAAATCTTCTGGTGAAATATTTTTTGCTCAAAACTATTCTTGTGAATTTGCCGGAAGTTCAAATACATTAATCCCGGGTGAATATATTCAAAAGATGTTTTCTAAAACACCAGTCAGAAGAGAAAGACCAGGATTAATGATATATGAAGAAGTTCAAAAAGATCACAAATATATAATTGGAGTAGATCCAGCAAAAGACGGTAAAGATTATTTTTCAGTTCAGATTTTAGATATAACTTCTTTACATTTTAAACAAGTAGCAACCGCTCATCTTCAAGTAGATTATTTAGAAATGCCTGATATATTGAAAGAATGGGGTGAATTGTATAATACTGCACTTATTGTAATAGAAAACAATGAAGGCGCAGGACAAAGTATAGCTGATACACTTTATAGATCTTTAGAATATGAAAATTTATTCTTTGATTTCTCTAAAGAGAAAAATGAAAATCTTTCACAAGATCGTAAAAAATATCCAGGATTTAGAACCACAAAAGGTAATAGAGAATTACTTTGTCAAACATTAAAATCTCTTATTTTAAATGAGAAATTAGAAATAGTAGATAATGATACTATAAATGAATTTTTGTTTTTTAAATATAAAAATGATAAGTACCAAGCAGAAGAAGGTAAACACGATGATCTAATTATGAGTCTTTGTATGTGTTTAGTTATGTTTATTAATATTAAGAACTTTGAAGACTTCAAAACAGTAATTGATGGAATTTTATCTAAAGAAAGCAAAATATTAGAAGAAGGTGATTTTCTTAATATAGGAACTTTTGATGATGGTACTAATTTTAAAGAAAATCAAGAGTATGGTGAATTTGATGAATTTGGATTTCCTTTACAAAGAAGTAAAGAAGATTATATCACTTTCGGATATGATGAAACTTTTTTGAAAGATTATATAAGCACTTATTGATTTTCAAAGAAGTTAAAATGAAACTCGTAGACTACGAAATTCAAAATAACTTCTTTTCAAAAGAAAAGTTATTCTTATATATAAGAAAGCACTTTGACTTTGAAAAATTCATTTCTAAAGAAATTCTACTTTCACTTTGAAAAGTGTTTTCTTATATAAGAAACAACTTTGACTTTGATTCTTCTAATTTAACTTCTTAGATCATTTTCTTAAAATTTTCTTTAAAAAGAAGATCACAAGAAAACTCAGAAACTACGAGTTTCAAAAAAAAAACGGCCTTTCATTATAAAATGAAAATCCGTTAAATCTCTTAAAATATTCTGTTAAACAGAACAACCGCCAGAAGAGCACCCTTCTTTAGAATCTTCAGATAATCCATCTTTATTATCAGTGCTTAAGAAATTTTGATAATATAGTGATTTCAATCCATATTGATTTGCTAATACAATTTCTTTTATTAGTTCTGAAATTGGAATTTTCTTATCTTCATATTTCAATGCATTACTATACTGATTAGAACTTATTGCTTGGTCAGTGAATAATTGAATAATTCCAAGTAATTTGAAATAATCTGAATTATTGAAATCATCCCCCCAAGAAGTAGTGTAATAATTCTTATATTTTGAATATTCTGGCACTAATTTTGTTACCTTGAAGTTTTTATCTTCTACTTGTGAAACTAACTCTCTTGGTGGTTCCACACCATTTGTTGAATTACTCAATGAAGCAGAATTAGAGCAAGGTGCGTGTGCTGATACTGTTGAATTTCTTAATCCGAATTTCTTTATATCTTCTTCTAAAGAAGTCCAATCCAATTTCAAAGGTATTTTGAAATAATTTAATTTATTTTTAAATGCTAACCAACCTTCTGAATATTTTGAATCTTCAAATAATTCACATTTTCCTTTAGATTTGGCAATCTCATTTGAAGCTTTTAAAAGATAATAATACATTAGTTCTTGTCTATTAAAGATAAATTCTAATCCTTCTTTAGTATTATAAAATTGTTTATTTTTTGCTAAAAAGTGAAATAAATCCGAACTTCCTATTCCTAATGCACGTCTTTTAGTAGAAGAATATTGAACTTCTTCCATATCATAACTCATATAATCTATCATATTATCCAAAAAATTGACCAAATATTCACAAACTTCTGGTATTTCTTTATCTTCAACATATCCGTGATTTATTGATGCTAAGATACAAGAAGCAATCTCTGGAATTCCTTCACTTCTGTCTAACGGAGTATTTGGTAATGTAATTTCACAGTTATGAACTATAATACCATTACTAAGCATAAAATTATGTGTGTCAGGAACATTTAAATCATATACTTCAGTTTCTTTACCTTCATCTATTATTTCAATTACTTTATATCTGAAAACTTTGTCTTTACAATATTTTTCCTTGGCATTTACGTAAGGGATATCAAATAGAGTTTTATTTAATAAGTCTTTTGCTTCTACGAATTCTGAATCACTTGTTAAAAATTTATGATCTTCGGTGCACTCTATCTCATCAAAACCACTATAAAAATAATCTTCTATTTTTAATTTAATTACTTTCTTTGTTCCTGTTTTAAACGCTGTAAATGGTTTAAAATAAGATACTCTTTTATATTTTTGTCCTTTTTTTACTACAGAAATAACATTTAAATTTTTAATTTGTTCTTCAGATAATTCTGATAATTGTTTAATAGTATATTTTTCATAATCTTTTTTATTGATATTTAGAACTAAAATTTCAGTATCACCTGTAAAGCAACACAAATTTTTCGAATATTCAGGTTTTTTCCAAGATCCATTATAATCATTATTTGCAAATCCAAAATAAATTCTACCTGTTAAAGATCTTTCGAAAATATATAAAGAAAGTAAATCAAATGCATTTACTAATTTCTTATGTTTCTTTGAAACCTTTTTAGAATATTCTTCATATAATTCTTCAAATTTATCACTTCCTAAATTTTCATAAAGATCAGGAACTTCGTTCATATGAAATAGATAAACATCTTCTTTATTTAGAGCTTTCTTTATAAAAAAATCATTTAATAAAATTGTTTGATCCGTGTGCCGAGTTCTTGTTTCATCTGTTCCACGTGTATCTTTCAACTGACAAATAAGTTCAGTTTCATAATGATACCAAGGAGTATTGATATTAATTGCTCCTCCGCGAATTTTTGATTGTGAGAAAGATGCCCCACAAGCTTCAAAAGCTTTAAATATAGGTAAAACACCTGTATGACTCATTCTTCCGTTATCAATATCTGCACCCAATCCGCGAATTTTTGAAGCATTTATACCTATACCTGATTTTGAAGCAGTTGCCATTAAAATCTTTTCAACTATTTTGGATAAAGATTCTCTTGAGTCACCCGTATTCATAACATTACAAGAGATAAATTTCTTAAAATCAGTTCTTAAGCCATTCATAACTGGTGTCGGAAATGACACTTTTTTCTTACTTAAGAACTTATATCCGTTTAGGATTTTAGATTTTCTGTCTAAATCATCCATAAAGATATACATATTCATTATCATATATACTTCTTGAGGAGTTTCAATTCTTTTTGAATTATATTCAATTAAGTACTTATAATATAATTGAGAAATCCCTAAGAAATTCAATTCTTCATCAAGTTCATATTTAATCTTAGATCCATAATATTCAATTTCTTCTTTTGTATATTTCTCTAATATACTTTTATCATAATATCCTTTTTTAACTCTTTTTACAATTTCATCATAAAATGGTAATGGAGTATATTGTTTATATACTTCTTTTCTAAGACGTTGATTTAATAATCTCGCAGCAACTATATCATATTCTGGAGTTTCTGGTGATATTAATTCTGCAGCACTTTTAACTAATGCCATTTGAATATCTTTTGTCTTAGTTCCATCTTGAATTTTAATCTTTGTATTCATTGCAATTTGAGAAGGACTTACATTTTTAAGTCCTTTACAAGCAAATTCAATTTTTTCATTAATTTTATCAATATTAAATTCTTCTTTAGTATTATCATTTTTAATAATAAACATCAATTTTCCTTACTCTTTAAATATCTCAGATAACCTTTTTATCTTATTTAAGTTTTCATCGCTTATTTCATTATTTATAATATTTCCGAGGTAGTTGATTTGCTCATTTTCCTGTGGTCTATTCTCTATTACGTCGTAATTTATATAATTTTCAACCCACGGAATTGGATTTGTATTGAAACCTTTGAATAATTCTGGTTCTCTTAGTGTTTTTAAACGTTTATTTATTAGATATTTCATATATTCTTTTGCAATACTTGCATTAAGTCCTAATATATTTCCTTCTCTAAATAATACATCAATCCAAACTTCTTCTTCTAGATATGCATCTTCATACATTTTTAAAATTTCAGGTCTAAATTCTTCATAAACTTCTGAAAAATCTTCATCTTTATTTTCTCTGAGTATTCTTAAAAGATATTGTGAAACCTGAAGATGTAAATTTTCATCTCTACAGATTAATTTAAGAATTCTTGAAGTTCTTTCCATAGTTCCTTGACCATAATTTATGGCCCATATAGATGCAAATCCACTATAAAATCTTACTCCTTCTAAAATATTAACAGTAACTATGAATTTAAGAATACTTTTCTTTAAAGTTTTCATAAATTCTTTAGAATTAGGTATATTTTTAATAATATTGTAATTATACTCAGTAACTAATTCAAATAATTCATTATAAGGTTCTGAAATTGATTTTGCGATATACATAAGTTCAGGAATTTTGAATGATTCATCAAAGATTTCTGAAGGACTATCATAAATTCCTCTTAGAATTTCTGTATAACTTCTTGAATGTTTATTAATTTCAAATCTTTGCCATTCTGTTAAACAAGCTTCTAATTCTGGTAAAGTGCAAATACTTCCTAGTGTTGATAAAATTCCACGTCCGGTTAAAGAATCCAAAAATATTAATTTTTGAAGTACTTTTGTTACTATATGTTTTTCTGCTTTTTGTATTGTGTTAAAATCTATTTTATCAGGGGTTAGTTTTATTTCATTATGGGTCCATTCTTGACCCATTTGGTTATCAGTCCATTTATCTATAAACGGATATTTCACAACATCATATCTCTGAGTATTTTTACCTTTTCCAAAAAATAACTTTTCTTTTGAAAAATCTATATATTCTGGATTATATAATGAAGTTATTTTATGGAATTCTTTTGGAGTATTTTTAAATTCTATCATAATCGCCTTTCTATTTCCAAATACCTATTTTCTTATATTTTGCGTAATTTTGATATTGATTTAATTCAGGATATTCATAATATTCACTGTTTTTATCTTGAACTTTTGCATAACCTACCATTAATTGGTAAATATTCGCATTTACATCATCACAAGTAACATTACCTATAATTTTGTTATATTTGTCCTTTTTAAAGAAAACAACATTTGTATTTTTATATTCACAGATACTTTGAAGAGATTTTTTAGCTTCTTTACCATTTTTTTCATTAATACTAGGTGAAGTGATTGTTGATAACACAACGTGATATACAACTCCCTCTGATAAAACCGTTAACTCAGATCCATTTCTTATATCTATTACTTTACCATCTATAAAATATGGAATTTCACTTGAAATTGTAAAATTATCTTCAGTATTACCTAAAAGATTCGAAAATCCAAGGGTTAATCCTAATAATGTAACTAAACAAAACTTTTTCATTTTTTCTCCTATTTGTAATTTCTTATTAATTCAAATAATAAAATTAATGTTAATATTAACATTAAAAACTGAAAATTCATAATATCTCCTTATTTATATTCTTTATATACTAATGTATTATCCTTTAAATCTATTATTTCTATAGAACAATAATTCATAATTTCTGAATCTTCTCCTTTGAGAGCTTTTTTAGAATATTCTTTGGCTTCTTTTAATGTTTCAAAATCTCCTAAAGAAACCTCGTCTATACAATCTTCATAATCATCTTTAAATTGAACATTTAACCTGTATTTATTAGAAGTATATGGACGTTTAGGTTCTTTAAATCCAAATAAAAATCCTAAAATTAAAATAATTATACATATACAAAGAAAATAAAATTCTACCATTTTTATCCTTTTATGACTTTTTATAGGGTACTGTTTTTTCTAATTTCGATTTATCGGTGAAGTATAACTCACAATTTTCAAATTCAAGAGTTCCTTGAAAAGGCATAAATAATTGATTATCATCCCATTTTGAAGTTTTTATTTGTTTAAATAGATCATCTAGAGATTTTGTTACAATTTGTGTAGGAACGTCATCGTATTCCCATTCATCAGAAGCCCTATCATAAACACGTTTATATTCGGTATCGAGATGATTATAAACATTTGCCTTTTTTAATTCGCCTGTTTTAAACTTTTTCATTGCTTGGAGAATTTCTTTTTTAATATCTCGTTTCATTTATATCCTTTCTTTTTATTTATTAAAATGTATTATATTATAAAAATGTTTAAAATAACATTAAACTAAGTTTAAAATAAATTAAACACTTTCGTGATATTCAGGATTTTAAAATTTTAAAACTCTCTCGAGAAATTTAATTAAAAAATTTAAACTTAATTTAAACTTAGTTTAATTAAACTTTAAACTTTCTTCTGATATAATTATTACATATAAAAAATAAAAGGAGAACAAATGGATATAGATACATTATTACAATGTAATGAAACAGAAATAATTGATTATTTGTGTAGAATACCACATTGTGAGGTATATTGGATATATCTCGAAGCTCTCGAGAGAGAAGAAAGTAAAATTCGTGATTATATTTTATGTAATTGTGAATATATTTTAGAAATTTAAACTTATTTTAAACTTAGTTTAATTAAACTTTAAACTTTCTTATGTTATAATATATGTATAAAACAAATATCAAGGAGAAACAAATGGATAGAATTCAAATATTAGCTGCATTCAGAAGCTTGGCAAAATCTCAAGGATTTTATGGTAGATTGTTAAGAGATATAAACGATTTAAAAATTCAAGATCCAGAGAGATATGAAAGAGCAATGAAAGAACTAGAAAGTAAGAAATTCAAAGATATTGTAGATTTAGTAATGTTTATAGAAGGTTAATATGATTTACTTAGATTTAGATGGAGTACTTGCGGACTTCAACGGATATATTGAAACCCTTAGTCCTGGTTGTTTAGATTCACGTGAAAAAACTCGAGAAGTGATTCTAGAACATTATAAAGAATGTTTCAGAAAATCTGAGGTTCTTGAAAAAAACGTTAAATTTCTCGAGCCTATTTTAAGGGGAAGATGTGGAGAATTTAAAATTTTAACAGCACTACCAGGAAAATCATTCGAGATGAGTGATGAGGTAATTGAAACATTAAAACAAAACAAATTATACTGGCTTAAAAAACATTTCGATTTAGATGAAGACAAAGTAATAATTGCACGTGGAATCAAGGGTAAATTTGAACATTTAAAGGAAGGTGATATTTTATATGATGATAACATTGACACTGTTAAAAAATGTTTAAAATTAGGGATTTATGGAATTTATATCAAGTCAGATAGACTTAAAGATAGAAAGTTAAGTTAAATGATATATAATTTAACAAAATATTACCTTTAAGGAGAAAATATGAATTTCAATAATTCATCACTAGATCCCGAAATTATAAATGAATGTTTCGCGGATCTAACTAAAAACAATGTTACTTCACAAGAAAATTCTCTCGGGCTCGATAATTCTGAAAATAAAAACATTATTATAGACGTTGATGAAGTTAAAGATAATTCGGAAGAAACTTCAGAAGAAAGAAAGCCAACACATATAGATTTCACAGAAGGCCTTCAACAATGTGTTAAAGATTTTGATAACGGATATATTAAAACATTATTAGATCCTTATTGTCCTATGTATAAATGTGCTGTTGAAGACGATCCAAATTTACCTAATATTCTTAAATATTCACAATTAGTTAACCATATAACACAAGAGGAAATAGACCAAGTAGATGAAAATCTTGTTAAAGATATGATTTTAGAAAGACATCACACAGTAGATGATGAGAGATTTCTAAATAGAAAGAAACGTGTATATCTAGCGGATAGAATTTTTCTTTCTAATGGTTACGGAATTGCAAATGATTTTGAAGCAGTTGAAACTCTAAGATATTATAAATTATTCAAAGCAGATCCTAATTATAAACCTTATATCAGTATTAAAAAAGAATCTCAATATGATAAACAAAAAAGAGAAGCTCGTGAAAAAGCAGAAATGGAAAGATATCTCAGAGAGAAAAGAGAAAGAAAAGAAAAAAGAGAAGCAGAATTAGATGAATATATTCAAGAACCACCATTTAGAACTTATGAAGAATTTAAAGAATTAAATCCAGAAGTAATAGATGAAATAACTCCTGAAGTATATGAATTCTTACAAATACTAAGAAAAGATATTCACGACAATAGACACAAAATTATGGATAATGGTGTTGATATTCAACCTCATCCAGAATATTATGAACCTCAGACAAAATTATTTATGTTTGAATGGGGAACTCCATATAATGTTGAAGATGTTACATTTGAAATGGTAGATCACGAATTAAATCCAGAATTTGTTAAACATAGTGATTGTTATCCTGCAAGAGAGAAAGCTCTTTCATTGATTTCTTCTAGTACTCCTTTTAAGAAATTCCATTTTGGTATGAATTTAATAGAATGTGATGATGAAGTTATCGAAGAAATTAGAAATATACCAACATATCATGAGAGATACGTAGCATATTTTACATTATGTGGTCAACAAGTTTGGGCTAATAATGATGCTCCACAAAAAGATCCAAAGAATTTCTTCTATGAAAGAATGCCAAGTACTAATTATTTCTATATGCAAGAAGATTTAAATGAAGAGCAACTTAAAGAAGAATGGGAATTCACTATGGAATTTATGAAAACTCATAGAGATAATGAGTTTGAAAGAATTTATGAAGCAAAATATGGTTCAAAAGCTCTATTCGAGAAAATATGGAGGGAGTCTCCAGAAAATGATCCTAATTTGACTGTGGATGAATATATGAAAAAGATATCTTGGGAAGCTTATTATTCACGTCCGCCGGAAGAACGTGGAATTATGACAGAAGATGAAAATGGTGAACTACATTACAAAAGTGCAAAAAGAATTAGAGAGGAGCAAGAAATTTTGGAAGAAGAAGCAAAAGAAAAAGATTTAGAATATAGGTTAGATCATCCAAGAGGTCCAATTTTACCAGGTGATCCTGATTATGATACAACTCCAATGTATATTGAACCGGAAGGTATGAAAGAAGAACGTGAAAGAAAAGAAAAAGAGTTTGCAATAGCATATCTTACACATTTACTTGAACTTAAGAGAATTAAGAAAGATTTCAAAGCTCTTAAAAAAGAATATGCTCAGGATAAAATAGATGTTAAGAGAATTACTTCTAGTATTAAAAATATAGCAAGATTTTATTCTATTTCAAATTCTGAAATGGAAGAATTAAAGAGAATAGAAGGTATTCTAAGAAGTGATAATAATTTGTTAAATCTAATAGAAGAAACTACACTTTAATCCAAAGAAGTTAAATTGAAACTCGTAGTCAACGAGTTTTCTTAATTCTTCTTTTTAAAGAAAATTCTAAGAAGTTGAATTAGAAGATTCAAAGTCAAAGTTTACTTTATATATAAGAAACGCCCTTTCATTTTGAAAAATTCATTTCTAAAGAAAATTTCATTTCACTTTGAACTGAATTTGAAGTTATTCTTATATATAAGAAATACCCTTCAAAAGTCAAAGAAATCATTTTGAATTTCGTAGTCTACGAGTTTCGTTTATACTTCTTTAAAAACAAAAAGGAAATAAATGGGAAAGAATTTTTCAGGAAATACTAATAAAGAAAGACCTAAAAGTGATTTTTATCAAACCCCTTATTCAATGACAGAGCAATTATTACAAAATGAAGAATTTATTGGTAATGTTTTAGAACCATCTTGTAGAAAAGGTGCTATTTCTAAAGTTTTAAAAGAACATAATTTTGATGTAACAGCGCAAGATTATGATGAAGGTTTAGGAATTGATTTTCTTAAATTTAACAAAAAGTTTGATAATATTATTACAAATCCGCCTTTTAGATTAGCCAATGAATTTGTTTTAAAAGCTTTAGAATTGACAAATAATAAAGTTGCAATGTTATTACCTTTAAATTATCTTCACGGAGTAACAAGATTAAATGAAATTTATAGTTTAAAGAAATTAAAAACAGTCTATGTTTTTACGAGATATCCATTATTAACTCAAGAATTAAGAGAAGATGGAAAATATAAAACTGGAATGTTAGTTTATGCTTGGTATATATGGGATCAAAAATATTATGGATATCCAGAAATAAGATGGATTGATAATAATGAATTTGTTTTAACAAATAGAAAGTAGTCTCAAAAAGAGACTACTTTATAGGTTTCTTAATCTTTTGGAGTCTTTGAGTAAAATTCAGAAATCCTTTTATCGTCAATATAATCAACAATTTCAAAATAATCAAACGCAAAAGTCAAATCTGTAACATTTTCAACGTCCGTTGAGTTACTTCCAAGAACTATAGATCCAAAATTTTGTAAAACACAGCCAAAAAACATAATATTTAATATACTTTTGCCTAAGTTATCAGTAATTTCAACTGCAATAGTGAATCCACCAGGATCTGGTTCTATTTCACCGCTAACATAATCTATTTTTGAATTAAAAAATTCTATTATTCTTTTATATAATCTGAATTTTTCATCCATTATTAAAGAGATTGTAATAGGATCATATTCTACACTATCTCCTACAACATTGAATTTTTTTCCGCTTCTAGCATACATCGGAATAGGTGAATGATTAATACCTGGTAATGTTATGCTCTGAGCATATACAAAATCTTTACCTAAAAAAGGTAAAAATACTTTATAATTTGAACTTTGTGAGTAATTGTTGAAGTTATTTAAAGAAGTACTTGAATTCATTTCATACCTTTAAGTCTTTGAACTGTGATATCTTCATTCTTTGAAATATTTGAACTTGAATTGTTCTCTAAATACTCATTTCTTAAAGAAAGTAAAAGATTATAATTACTTTCCGCCCAGTTTTTATAGTAAACCCAGTTTTCACTTAAAATTTCTGCGTCTTTTTCACTTAAAGAATAAAATATTTTACCATCCATTTTTAAAAGAAATACTTCAAAATCTTTACCTTGTGGTCTTTGAAAGGGTTTAGGAATTTCTGGTTTAACATATACTTTCTGAATTTTTTCAGAACAACCACTAAAACTCAAAGCTATCAATATTATCAATAATAAAGAATATTTTTTCATTTTCCTATCTCCTTTATAACTCCAATAATACTATTTGTATCATTATTGTCGGTTTTTTCTAATGAATACTCACAATCTTTTAGTTTAATTTTCTCTTTATATATTATTTTAGGAGATTGTTTAATTCTCTTTAAATCATTTAATTCATTTTGATTCTTAGTATTTTGAATACTTTCTTTAATTATATATAATTTAATACTTTCTTGAAGTGCAGTATTATTAGCCTTTTCATTATCTAATAATAAAGATATTTCTTCGTTACTTCTTTGAAGTTCTTTTATTTCACTTTTAAAAGAGTAATATTTATATATAATTGCTATAAGAAAAATAACTATAATTCCTATAATAATACAATTTTTTAATGTGAAAAAACTTTTAAAAAACATAAAAATCCTTAAATTTTATACTCTAATAGTTTATTGTAGTTTTTATTTAATTCTTCTAAACTATCAAATTTAATGTAGTAATGTTCTGGAACTTTTTCATAATTGAATGAGTTTTCTTTAAACTTCTCAACATCATTACAAAATCCAATAATAAGTTTTAAATTTTTATCATCTTTTTTAATGTATGAAACATAATTCTTATTAAATGCTACTTTTCTATCAGAACCTATTAGTTCAATGAAGTTTTCTCTATAATAATCACAATTATAAAAAGAAAGGTTATTCAAGTAAAAATAATCAGAAATTCTACCTAATTGATTTTTTGTTACTGAGTAACTCATATTAAAAACTATCTTATCGCTTAAGAAATTTATATTTGAAACCTTTTCAAGATTAACCAAAGACGAATTGTTTGTTTCTATTAATATCATATTATTCTCCTTTATTTTTTGGTTTATAACCGTGGCCTGGCCTTGTTTGCGTAATATCTGAATATTCATCATCATCAATATACCAAAATGGCTTATAACCATTGTCGTAATACATCTTTCCGAAATCTTCTGGATGCGCCGCCAAGTGGCAAATTACCCTGTAAATATTAAACATATTAGATTTGTCCCAGGCAGAACTTTTTCGCGCTCTTAAGAAAATTATTAAAGGAAATGTTAAAATCCCTAACAAAAATGCCAAAAGAGCAATTAAAAAATAGCTCATTTAAATCCTTTTTACTTATTTATCATCTTTTGATTTTCTAAGAACTTGTTTGAAAACTCGTAGTCTACGAGATTCAAATGACTTCTTCAAATTGTAAAGAAAAGTGAAAGTTATTCTTTATTATAAGAAACGTCCTTCAAAGTGAAATGAAATTTTCTTTAGAAAAGAAATTTTCAAAAGTCAAAGTTTACTTTATTATAAGAAACTACTTTCAAAAGTCAAAGTGTTTCATCAAATAACATTTCTATCATTTTGAATATTTCTTATAGTTTTCTTTAAAAAGAAAATCACAAGAAAACTCAAAGTCAACGAGATTCAAATGACTTCTTAGAATTTTCTTTAAAAAGAAGATCTAAGAAAAACCAAAGAAACTAATTTCTTTAAAATTTAAGACAAAAGTTATATAAATACAAATATAAATATATCAAAAATTCATAAAAGGAGAATTAATGAATGTTCTTTCTATAGATATAGGTTTTGGTGATACCAAAGTAGTGTATGGCACTGATTATGGTGAAGTTATAAAGAAATTTAAATTTCCTACAATAGTTGGTATTACACAAAAACTTGAACACGTAGAAAATGATAAAATATTAGGATTTGAAAATAATTATTACTTAGTAGGAGAAAATGCACGACACTTGCCTTCTGAAAATTTCATAGATGTTAGTGAATATAAAAATCTTGAATTTTTTGCACCATTATTCTTACACACTGCAATAGAAATGTTAAAAATAAATTCTGATGATATTGATCTTATTGTTACTGGTTTGAGCATTGCTCAAATTAACAATTCAGGATATTTTCAAAATAGATTGAAATCTTACACTATTTCAGGTGTAGAATATATTCACGAAAAAGTTATTGTTCTACCTCAAGGAGCCGGTTGTAAGATACTTCACGATAAATTTGGATTAAATTATCCAACTATTAATACAGAATTCTTAGGAGATAAAACATATATTATAGCTGATATTGGTAATAATACTTGTGATTTTCTATTAGTTTCAAATGGTAAAACAGATCCAAACCTATTTCAAGGTCTTGAAAAAACCGGAATTATGTTAATTTGTCAAAAAATTGCTAAATTAATTGCTGAAAAACATAGTAGAAATATCACAGTAGGTGAAGCAAAACAAATTCTT